GTATCACCAAGAATGAGAAGAGTGGTTATATTATTACTATCAATAATAGGGAAAAAAGTATTCTTATAAAATTTTTCATAGTAATCTAGAAAATGAATTGAATCATTCCTAGCCCCAAAATGTTGATCGGTTATTATAGATACTTTCATATGATTCCATTTTCAAAAACACATTATATCACGGTTCAATAAACTTTTCAAGCCCTTTTAACTTCTTTACCACTTTCTTTGCCTTTTTAGAGTTTTCATAGTTCTCAATAAACACGGAGATATTATCATACATCTCAAACTGTTTATTGTTACCATCTTCCATCTCTAATAGTTCCATTTCATCAAGAATACCCATCTGCTCGGTGGCCTTATATTTGATGTATGTTTGTTTTTTCTCTTTAAGAATTCTGCGAATAAAGGCATAAAACACTATCTGTGTGAAGTAAGCAAATGGATTCTTTGACTTCTCAGGATCAAAGTTCTTGAAGTACATCAAACAGTTCTCAATACCATCAGAGATCATTTCATCACGGTAGGTATAGTTAATGAAGTTAGGTTTGTGTGAGAGTCCTTCAGCAATCTTCATAAAACATTCACCAATATAATTAGGTATAATTGGCTCAGGCCCTTTGTTATTCTTTGCCTCAATAGATTTAGCTTTATAATCAGTTAGTGCTTTGAGGAAATCAGGGTTGTTAATATAGTGTTTTTGTTGTTTAGTCATCATGTTTACCATAAATATGTGTTGACAAACGCTTGACAAGTTGTTATACTCCGCGGTGTCGGTTGTTTAAGTTAATGTATTAAGACATCTCCAGTATTACTGAATTGATCCATTACATCATGCATTTCATCTTCTGTCATTGATTCATTCTCCGTTTCATCTATACTCATAATATGTTTCATGTAAAATGTTTTAAACTGTTCACTTGGTTTTAATACTGTAAGTATTTCTTTAGCATGAATCAAGGCTTCATTATCTTCTAATAGATCGGCAGGTAACCAGTTTTTCATTAATATAGAAGTACTTTTATGTATAATGAATACCATTGGATTTGTTAACACATAGAATCCTTTATCTCCTTCATTCATTTCACATATAACATCTTCTCCATTCGTGAAACGAATTACTTTTATATTATCCATTTTTAAGTCCTATATTGTATAATTTAAAAGAAAACTGCTCTTCATTATATATCTTTACCCGTTCAACAAAATGTCTCAATGTAAAGTTCATGTGTTTGCCGACTCTGAGGTCGTCCGCAATGTCATATAATATTGCCTTGTCTTTTCCATCGCTTTGGCGTAATCCTCTTCCGATTGATTGTAAATTTCTGACTCTGCTTTTGCTAGGACTTGCAAATATAATATTATGCAAATTTTTAATATTAATACCAGTACTAAAAGTCCCAAAAGAGGCCACAACAATTGCATCATTTTCTATCTCCATAATTCTTCTAACTTCTTCTCTATCGGCAGTATCTACATCTCCGTGAATAAAGAACACTTTTCTATTGCCAATTTTCTCGGTGTTCTGTATCATATTATACAGTATTTGTCCGTGTTTTTCAACCATTTGATACAATATTAATGTATTCTTACCTAAGCTAACTGCAAGATTCTTAATGAATTTATTGCGTGCCTCATTAGCAATTAGATATTGAATTTCATCTTGATATGTTTTGTTTTTCATCTCTTTGGCAATAGTCTCATCATGCTTAAGTACAAGACATTTGATTTCAAAATCTGATACCTGTTTATTGTCCATCAACTCTCTAGTTGTGGTTACTTGTTTTACGGTACCAAATAGACCCTCTAATACCAACTTATGTGTCTTTGTACCATCTAAGGTACCTGTAAGGCCAATACGATATTTGGCATTAACACATGAGGTAAGTATTGAAGTTAAAGATTGAGCTTTGAATAAATGCGCCTCATCGCCAATGACATATTGAAATTGTTCAAAGTATTCTTTAGGCATCTTATATAACGATTGCCATGTAGAAATGATTAAAGGTTTTCTTGATTCTTTTTCTTTACCTTGATATATTCTATGTACAGTATCAGCAACAGTAAATTGTGATTCATCGTTTGTTTTAGCATAATCTTCAAAGTCTGTATATAACTGTTCAACTAAAGATGTGGTTGGTACAATAATTAGACCTTTAAGACCTTGATATTCTAATATTTGCCTGAATAATAAGTATATGATAAGTGACTTGCCTGATGCTGTAGGTGACAATAAAAGTGCCCTACGCCTTTGCATGGAGTGTACGAAGGCCTTTAGTTGATGTTCTCTTACCTCTATCTTCTTACCGTTTGAGTGGAGGTTAAGATAGTCAATAAATTTCTTAGCGTGATATTCAGAAAACTCATCTTCTGTTTCAATACCATCACCTTCAAATGAATAGGCCACATCTCTTGATTCACAAAATTCTTTAAGATAACTAAGAAGTCCAATATACAATTGATTACTACGAAGGTCAAAAAGTCTTATCTTGCCATCCCAAATTCTATTACGAAAAGCAGGAGTGAATTGATGACCAGGTACCATAAATGTGAAGTAGTCAGATAACTCTTTGGCCACATGTTTTTCACATTGTATTTTTAGGTATACTTCATTTACTTTTGTCGCAAGTAAATGTTCTCTATTGTCCTCCAATAAATTTCTCCCACTGGATAAAATCGCGCAATTGCCAAGTTCTTTGTTTTAATTCATTCATAATAGATTCTATGACCGACACCACTTCTTCGTGGTATACTTTTTTCTCTAAGAGTTTGATTAGGTTATTGTCGGCCTCAAGGTAAGAATTCAAATCAGTCTTGAGTACAAATTGAAAAGGTTCCCAGCCATATTCTTTCAATTCATCTTCACTCATTCTACCGGCATAGTAATCTAGTCGAATCTTTTTCATTCGTAGATAATCAAAATGAGCCTTCTTTGAGGCTATCTTGTGCTTGGTGAGTAGATTGAGATACTTGCTATGTAGTATGGGTATACGAATAAGTTCTTTACCAGGTTCTGTCTGGTCTATCTCTGCATCTTTATCCCAATATTTTAATACGTCTTCTAAAGTTTCCATAATATCTTCACTATAAAAAAATAACACTATATTATACTACAAATCCACGGAATGTCAAGTGGTTAATGGCAAAAATTCAAAATAATCAAAATAAAAAGTAGCGCTGGCGGTAATGATATCGTCTGCCGATTCTTTGGTATCAAAAGCGATATCAGTTAATGATATGGGGAACATATTGTGAAACTGTACTCGAAGTAATGGATTATTTAAAGCTGATAGAACCGTTAACATACCATCAGAGTAATGAGTTTTTTTATTTGATCTGATTTGATTCTGTAAAGATGTTTCTCTTGTTCTTTCATTAAATCCACTAGGTGCGGCCATAGAAAGAAACCATTTATATAATTCTTGCCACGATACAACTGGTTCATCTATATTGAAACGAATATTAAATTTTTCAAAAGTTAATTTATTACCAGGAGCAGCTAAATCTACAAATGGAGTATTAAATGCCGCTTGACCTAAACTAATACCAGGCACATTAGCTTCTTGACAAAAGTATTGTACAGTAGGTATTCTATCAAGTGTTAGAATATACTTAGTAGGTTGTAAGTAGTTAGTATTTTGTGGTGATCTGTTTAAAGCTGTCATTATATTCTCCTCTATTCTATTTAGGAGATAAAAAAAAGGGGAACCGAAGTTCCCCTTTAAAGACCATTCTTAATCGATGGTTTTTTACTACTATTACATCAAGTTCTTAACACCAAAAATACGATAGTACACGTTGGTACGGGGTTGAAGAATACCGTTGCCAACATCAAGCCCTTGAGCAAACGGGTTAGCTACCATGCCGTAACGAGTCTTAAATCCAATTTTTGGTTGGAATGTGAACTGGTCAACAGCACGAACCATTTGGAGAGGAACGTAAGGGCAATAGAAAATACCAGCATCATACGGCGAAGAACCTTTGTAACCAATTGTAACTAACTCTTGGTTAGAAGTATAACCACCAAAGTACGGGTCAATGTACACTTTGATACGGCCATGTAACAACCCAGCAAAGGTGTTACCAGTGTCATCAACTTGCAGGTCTGTTTGTAGAGCGGGTGTGTAAGAAAGAACACCAGCCATTGCCATTGCAGAAGCAACGTCTGACGAAACAATCATCACATTCCCTTTACCCCTACGAGTCTGCTTGGCGATAACGTTAGCATCACGTTCAACTTGGAAAATTAAACCTTTGAAACGCTCAACCGACCAACGACCGTTAGAGTCTGTGTCAAGGTCAAACGAACCAGGAGTTACTGTGCCATACTGAGCACCAGGAACGGCACAAGTATAGATTACACGAATAACTTCACGGTTGATCTCAGCCAAAACCTCTGTTGACAGAATATTTGACAATTCTGTTTCAGCGTCAAGACCATGGATCGCTTTTAAGTCTTGAGCTAATTCAAGAGAATATTCAGCTTTCAAAGCACGAGATTGAGCCGTTACAGTAACTTTTTCAATACTAAATGCCATTTGCTGAAAAACGTTAGCACTATCAGATCCTAAAAACTCAGCTTGTGCTGTTGGCATACCAATACCGGTCGTATATGCATTTGCTACAGGAGCAACGCCACCGTTAACAGGATTGGTAGAAGTATCAGAAGCGGTGTTGTTAGCAAAACCGTAGTTATTGAAAATAGGTTGATTGCCAGTTGCTTGACCAGAGAAAATCGTGTTGGCTTCGTTATAGAAAGCCTCAGAACCAGTTTGATCGGCATAACGAGCACGCATTGCGAAGATCAATCCTGTAGGACCAGTCATCGGTTGCACACCAGCTACATCATAAGCAATTAAGTTAGGCAACGAACGGCGAACCAAACTGATCAAGATTGGATCAAAGTTTTGAATACCAGCTCCGGTAACGTTTGTAGGACCGCTATCAGAAGTTTCGTTCAAAGATTGACGATCTTGTTGCATAGCTTTTTGTTGGTTTTCCAATACAAGTGCCGTTACTGCACGCTTGTAAGGATCTTTAATAGAAGCTAATTCGGGGTGATCCAAAACTGGGGACCATTTTTGTTGAAGTTCTTCGGTAAGATACATTTATAATTCTCCTTGTGAAGTATCTGTTATTATTTTAATACTGTTTTTGAAATCATTTGTGAGTATTGCTCAATTGACTTATCGGTAAAGGTTGTTTTCTTTCCTTCATCAATATCTACTTCCTCATCTAAAGCTAGTTTGTCAGCAACTTTAACCGGCACTTGAAAATATGATTCTTTAAGTGTGGCTAATTTGTTGTTAAATTCACCGTCTGTAGTAAATTCAATACTCTCTGCGAGTGATTTCAATTTTTCTACTTGGGTTTGTGTCAGGCCCTCACACGCTGTGTAGATTGCCTCAATTTTTATTTGTTCTGTTAGAGCTTTTTTTAGCTCAATGTTATGATTCATTTCTTCGTTAAGACTGATTTCTAATTCATTACATTTTTCTGCTAATTCTTCTACGATGTCCACTTTTTCTTCAGGGATATCAATGTAGTGTTCTGTGAAGAGATTCTTAAGTCCATCAATAAAGTCTTCTGTAATTTCAGAACGGAGACCTTTCTCAATAGCTAATTCGTTTTCTTTCATCCACTCTTCTACCATGTAGTTGAGGTAATCATCAACTTTAACGGCCAAGTCTTCTTTAACTTGTTCTAAAGCTGATTCAAATTGAACGACAAGTTCAGCTTCAGCTTCTTCAATCACTTCTGCAGCACGAGCAATAACGGCCGATTCAAAAATTGTAGTAGCTTTGGTAACAAACTCTTCAGAAAGATTTTCGCCAGACAAAAGAGCGTCAATATCTTCTTTCATTTTTTCTTTCATTTTTTCTTTTCGAATTTCTTTTTTAATTAATGCTTTATCTTGAGCTTCATCTTCATGAGCTTCTTCAATAGATTCATCATATTCTACTTCTGTTTCTTCACCATAAGTATCAAAGTGTGCATTAGCATTTTTAGTAAATGTTTGTTTAGGAGCCGTATATTTTACACGGTCACGTTTATTCTCGTACGACATAGGATCTTGAGAATCAGGATGCATAACATCACTACGACCCATTGTTTCTTGAGGTTGATTTTTAGGACGACTAGCTCCTACGCCGTCTTGTTGAGCACCAACCGGAGGAGTAGCTCCGGGAGGTTTAGCTGACGGTATACCTTTTAAATAGTCAGGTAGTGGGTCATCATTTTTTCTGGGGGAATGACCAATAATACCTGCATCGTTTGTACCATAAGCTGTTGTGGACTTAATACG